AACCCGCCGCTGCACAACAGCCCGTGCCCGGTGCGCCGCTTCCCACGCTCAATTTTCAGCAACTCATGGCGGCTATCAGTCAGGGATTGCGTGACAAAAAAATTGATAACGTATATTTGCAACAGCTTGTTCAACATTTCCAAATTACCGGCATTCCGGCACTGGCGAGCACGCACGCGAATTTGATTCCAAACGTTGTGGCGGAATTGCAAAAGCGCGGTGTGGTGTAATGCAAAATTATTTAACACTCACAAAGTTAAGGGAAAAACTCGGTGGACGTTCCCGAAGTGCAATCTATACGGACCTCGCAGAAGGACGCTTACCTAAACCGATTAAGTTGGGCGGCAAACTCTATTGGCCGTCTGAAGATGTTGAGAAACATCTGCACGACTTAATGCAAGCCGCGCAAAAAGGTGTGGTGTAATGGCACTAGAAATTAATGCAACGGACCTTCACCGCATCATGGGGTGCGGTGGATTCCTCGAACTTGCACCACACGCAATAGCCGATAAAATAACGGATGACCGCTTAGAAGGTATCGCCGCGCACGGTGTTTTTAAATACGTGCTTAACGGTATGGTTTCGACGGCGGAGGAATTGGTTGACCGCAACATAAACGGTTACATCGTGACCGCTGAAATGGTTGAACATATCATCCCACATATTGAACACATACAGCGGCGCGGCTTGACCGTGTTAAGCGAAGAAAAATTAAATTGGGCAACACCAACCGGGGGAATTATCAACTGTCGCGCCGATGTTGTTTCATATGATGAAATGACACAAACACTTTACATTGACGATCCGAAATATGGGTGGAAAATTGTAGAACCGCATCATAATTGGCAAATGATAGCTTATGCTATTGGTGCAATGGTCACTCATAAATGGCCCGCGCTCAATATCGTTATGACAATTCACCAGCCGCGCCCGTTCCACGGTAGCGGTCCCGTTCGTGAATGGATAATCGACGCCCGCGCTATCCAGCAATTTTATCAACAAATTGTTGATCGACTTGTGACGTTGCCGGATACCGTCACAACCGGCCCGCATTGCTACAAGTGCGACCGCGCTTATGCGTGCCCGGCTTCACGTATGGCCGCACTCGCCGCCGTCGATATAACGACAGGGGCTTACAGCGAGGACTTGACAGCCCTGCAAATTTCCTATGAATTGAATTTGCTGGACCGCGCGCAAGAGGCTTTGAAGGTTCGCCTTGACGCGCTCAAATCGCTCGCAACATCGAAAGGTGGTGTTCCGGGTTGGGCAATGAAACAATCTTACGGTAACCGCAAATGGATTGAAGGCGCGGACGCCGAAACGCTTTCAATGTTGGGTGGTGTCGCGGTTGAAGCATTGCAAAAGTTATCGCTTATCACACCCTCACAAGCTGAGAAGGTGGGAGTACCTAAAGAAGTCGTAAGCGGTTGGACCGACCGACCATCACGCGGTTTCAACTTGGTCCGCGCCGATACCGATAAAGACGCTCAGAAATTATTTAATCAGCAATAGGAGAACTGCAAACATGCCTATCCAATTTACTACCGGCGCAGGTCGCATTGTGTGGGGAAACCCGCTTATTGCCAAACCGAAAACGGACGATAATAAAAAACCCGTGCTGGACCCGCAAACAGGTCAACCGATTATGCAATATGCTTTCGGTTTTGCGATTCCGAAACACGAATTCGGTTTTGTGCAAGGTCAACAGCCGTTCGGATTGTGGGCTGCGATGTTGGCGGAAGCCACCGCGACATTCGGCCAAGGTGTTCCGGCAAACTTCGCATGGAAAATCAAAGACGGCGACGGCTTGGACGATCAAGGCAAACCGTACAACACGCGCGAAGGATACGCGGGTTGCTATGTCTTGACTGTCTCAACTGAATCATTCCGTCCGCGCGTTGTGCGCCTTAATGGTGGTGCATATCAAGAAATGACGGACGGTATTAAGACCGGCGACTATGGGCGTGTTGCGCTCACGCTCAAAGGTCACACGGGCAAACAGGGCACGCGTGGTTCAAAGCCCGGTCTTTATGTAAACCCCCAAATGTTTGAATTTTTGGGATACGGTGAAGCGATCCAGAACGGCCCCGATGCTATGACCGTTTTTGGTGGTCAAGTCGTCGCGCTTCCGCCCGGCGCGTCCGCCGTACCGCTCGCGCCGTCCGGTGGTATGCCCGGCGCTCCAGGGATGCCGGGAGTGCACCCTATGCAGCCGGGTCAACCACAATACGCGGCGGCGGCTGCACCCGGTGCGGCGCACCCTGGGACGGCCCCTGCGGGCTTCCAGGGAGCACCAGTGACACAGGGGACTGCATACCCTTCTAACACCGCGCCCGCAACGCCCGCGCATGATTTTGTATATCGCGCCGCCCAGGGGATGCCCGATCAACCGGGGGGCGCGCCACAATATGCAGCCGCGTCGGGGATGCCCGGTTATAATCCAATGCCGGGGGCACAGCCCCAGTAGCGTCGGAAATAGGCCGGTTCAACGGATTCCCGAACCGGCCTATTTTCTATAAAATAATAGTTGTTCTTTTTCGGGGGACTAATTTTGAACAACACAGACAGCGAAACGCGCGAAGAAAAATTTTTGATTGCAGCATTAGCGGTTTTTTCCATCTCTCTTGTTTACTGTCTGGGTATTTTGACAGGTTGGATACTTTGGGGAGTGCCATAAGATGGAAGCGCCGGAAGAGGAATCATTTGATCTAGCGGACGTGACCGACAAAGATTTGTTTGAAGAACTAATAATCCGTTTCATTGAATTGGAACAACGCGAAAAGAAAATCGAAAGATTGCGTGAAATTTTGCACTGTTCCGCGCGCATCGCGTTCGGTGACTTCACCGATTTGCCGCGCTTGAAATTGCTTTTCAATGATGCAAACGTTTACGGTGCATCGCCCGCGCAACTCGAATTGTTGTTGAACCGCGAATGACCAAACGGAATCAACCTATAACTATTCGTGGTGTGACGTATGCAACAAGGAAAGATGCTGCGAAGGTTCTAGGTATTCACCCTGCCACATTAAACCAAGCGATTAAGCGAGGGACACAAGATAAATGTGGATTGGGTGTTAACAAACCCGTCAAAATTCGCGGTATTATGTATGAATCGCGGGAGGCAGCAGGGCGAGCATTCGGAACAAGTGGTAGCAACATAACACGCAGGGAAGTATTCGGAACATTGCACCGCGCCGGAATGAGAGGCCGTTACAAAAAATGATTATTTATGATCTTGAATGCTACCCTAATTTGTTTTCCTGTTGTGCAGTATCGCTCGACCGTGACGATTTTACAACGTGGGAAATAAGCGACCGACGAAACGACAAAGCCGCGTTGTTGGAATGGCTGCACTCGCTCGCAACGAACCAAATCGAAATGGTTGGGTTCAACAATATTGGATACGACTACGTTCTGATTCACGATCTATTGCGGAATCCGGTCACCAGCACGCACCACACGCTCTATGCGAAGTCACAGGAGATTTTCGCCAGTCAAAACGGCAACCGTTGGGCATTGAATATTTGGCCGAGTGATAGAATTATTCCGCAAATCGACCTTTTCAAAATTTGGCATATGGATAACGTCGCGCGCTCGCAAAGCCTCAAAGGCTTGCAACATAATATGCGCTCGCCTTCCGTGGTTGATCTTCCGATTAAACCCGGCACCATTTTAAACAGCGATCAAATCGACACGCTGTTGAGATACGGTGAACACGATGTAAAAGAAACGCGCCGGTTCGCGCGTATCAGTATGCCGGAAATTGATTTGCGCCGTAAGCTGCGCGACGATGGTATGATTTCCGGCGACGTTCTCAACTTCAATTCAACGAAACTCGGAAAAGAACTTTTAATCCAGCGCCTAGGTGACGTTTGTTGGACGCGTGACCAAAACGGACGCCGCGCGCCGCGTCAAACAATCCACGCGTATATTCCATTGCGTGACGTTATTTTTACGTACATCAAATTTGAACACCCGGAATTTCAGCGCGTTCATCATTGGATATTGAATCAAACGCTGCAACCGGATGATATGAACCCCGACCGCGCCAGTACGAAAGGCGTTTTCAAAGGTATCAGCGCAACAATCGACGGCTTTCAATTCAATTACGGAACCGGCGGGATTCACGGCTCGCTAACTTCCGCCGCGATCCACAGTGACGCGGAATACATGATTTTAGACACGGACGTTGCAAGCCTTTATCCGGCCATTGCAATCGTGAACAAACTTGCGCCCGCGCATTTGGGTGAAGCGTTCGTGAGTCACTACGCGGAATTAAAAAAAGAACGGTTTAAACATGCGAAAGGCACGCCGGAAAATTCCGCGCTCAAACTTGGGTTAAATGGATCATATGGAGACAGCAATAATATTTATTCACCGCTATATGACCCCGAGTTCACAATGTCGATCACGCTCAACGGTCAACTGTTGATTTCAATGCTTGCGGAATGGTTGATTAAATACGTACCCGGTTTGGCCATGCTGCAAATCAACACGGACGGTCTAACCGTTCGTATGCCGCGCACGTCGCGCGCTGTATACGATGAAGTTTGTAAGCTTTGGGAAGCGTTCACGCTGCTTGAATTAGAATTTGTCGAATATAAATCCATGTGGATTCGTGACGTGAATAATTATGTTGCGGTTGACACCAAAGGAAAGTTGAAAACAAAAGGTGCATATTGGACGCCCGACCTAGGCGACGATTATGCTAAATCAATGTCATTCGGTCCCGGTCATTGGCACCAGCCGATAAATCATCCGATTGTTGCACGCGCCGCAATAGATCAAATGATTCACGGTATCCCGGTTGACGTGACGCTATCAGCTTGCGCGGACCCATTTGAATTTATGATGGTCTACAAAGCAACGCGCGGTTCAACGCTCTACATTGGCGAAACACCACAGCAACGCGTCACGCGCTATTACGTCACGCGTGAAGGTGGTGCTATGGTCAAGGTGTCGCCGCCTGTCGAGGGTGCAGAGCCGGGCGCGTTCAAGCGTAAAAACGGCGTGACGCAATATGAATATAGCAAGCATGATCCATTCACTTGGAACGGTAACGTACATACAGGGAATCGCAGCCGGTATGATGACCGCAAAACAAGAGTTCAAGCCGGTTGGGTTGTTGCACAATGCAATGACGCGAGCGAATTTAAATGGGGAAACGTAAATTATGACTTCTACAACGCGGAAGCGGAAAAACTCGTTATCCGCTAAGACTGTTCCGGTGCGTCGATTTGAGCCGGGCGCGTCATCGCTCTATTTTTTTGCATTTTTGGAAGGGTGCGGTTATAGCGTTCATTCCATAAATGGTCATCGGTACGGCGTGCGGTTTGGTAAGATCGAGCGGTACAAGAATATGACGCACGCTCAAGTTATGGAATTGGTTGACGAACTGCGAAAAAACAGCGGTTTAGAGCCGTTTCGGAAAAATTGTAACAAGTAACTTTTCTTTATTGACAGGGCTGTGAAGGGCGGTAAGATAGGCGCACCAATACGAACAAAGGAACCGCCCCGATGACCACTCATAAAATGCTTCCCTGTAAAGCGTGTTGCCCGGCCCGCCCGGATTTAGGTATGTGGAAGATTGGTCGCGTCCGCCATGAGCGCGATTATTGCGAGATTGACGGTAAGGACGTTGGGGCGTGGAAATGCTACAACTGCGGCAACGTCAAGCGCCCGCGCAAACGCGAACATATGTCGTGGGACTTCATCACTAAAGAAGCCACGACCGACGCCAAAATGAACCGCCGCAATAAGATCACGTTTCATTGCTTCAACCCGAATGGTATTTATGCCGCGCTTAAGGTTGTGCAAAATCGCGTTTCCGAGACGGTTGATAAAACCGGCGTGCCTAATGGCGCGTTGCTGGTGTACGGCTCATTTAATGATTATCCGCGTAAGCGTTTGTTTGACGCGCTCGAAAAGAAAAGCGCATCAAGCTATGACATTCATTCCGCTATCAGGTATGTCAAAGACGAAATTGAGAAAGTGAATGAGTGGATTGCAAAAACCCTTGCTAACCCTATGGAGGCTTAATCGTGGTCCGTTATATCGTCCGCGTGTATCGCGAGATTGAAGAAGAATATACGGACGTGGAAGTATCCGCTAAATCAAAAGATGATGCAGCGCGCAAGGCTGAAACGCTTGTGTCAAAAGACCCGAAAGCATGGTTTAGCGAGCCTAATATTTATTACAGCACGCACCTTGAATACGATGAAGTGGAAAGGGTGAAATAGAATGTCGCTCGATTATAAAATCTATCAGGACAAAGAATTGATTGCTGCGACGGCAACCGCTTACGGTGCATCGCATATGATAACTGCAACACCTAAAGCGGTTGTCAAATACGCCGGGCGCGTCGTGTGGAACGAGTTGAAAGATGGTATTGGTGGTAGTCACGTTGTCATGGCTACTACAATAAAATGCGCGTCAACCATCACCGCGAACAAGCCGCCGCCAAATATGAACGTTTGAAACAGAGGATGACAAAATGAGTTATCGCACACAATTCGCTTTAACGATACTCGCCGGATTTCTCGCCGCCGTGTTAGTTTACGCTTCATTGGTGGCGTTCTAATGTTCCGGTTCATCCTCTCACTATTCCGCCCGCACCCCGAGCCGCCGTTGTGGGTCAAATGCATGGCGGTTCACATTATCAAAACGACAATTAAAGGATAAGCCACGATGACCGCCACGCCGGAAAACTTGAACCTCACGCTGTCCGAAAAAAGACTTTTCCAATTGTTTGACTGCTCGTTGGGAAAAGATGTTGAAATTGATCGCATCATTCAAACACTGGACGCTCCAAACCGTCAAGCCGCGACGGTGCGTATTAAATACTTCACGTCAAAGATTGCGCCTGGCGGTTGGATTGTCACGCGCACGTCAGGTATCGGGCGCGGCGCTACCGGCAGATTCAAAATGGAAAAGAAATTTTAAATGCACCTTTTCGATTTTTGGACGGTCGTTAGCATTGCGTCGGGTGTTTGTGCATTTGCAATCCTCGGCGGCATGTTGCTTTTCTCAATCTGGACACGCGGAAGGGACAATTAAATGACACCGACGAGAGAAAAAGTTATATGGGAACTTTGTGCTAACAATGACAAAGATGATTTGGCGGATAGACTCATTACGCTTTTCACGGAAGCGTTACAGGTGCCTGACAAAGACGGACAATCATTTGAGGCTTATGCCGAACAAGACAAGATTGCGGGCAATGAACCATGATGCACAAATTCAAAGTTGGTGACTTGGTAAATTACAAATCAAATTGCGGGAACTATCTTCGCAGCGGTGCAAGCATTTATTCAGACGCCGTAGTTATCTCGGAAAACCCGTTTATCTGTGCTTCGCAAACTGGTGATATGCGGTGGGAAGCAACGCTTGAACCTGACAGTATGGAGAAAGTGGGCACCGCATCAAAAGACGCATTAGCAAGCGCAATGCGGCGACTGAAATGATGACCGACGCCGCACCAAAGCCCGATACGTTCCATTTTCATGTATGCGAGAATTGTTTGCACGTCATGGGACATAATTCAAAATCGCCGGAACCGCGCAGCTATCACGATTGCCCGAAGTGCGGTGAAGAAGTAGACCGAAACGGATTTGTGCGCCGGTATGACGTGGCGCAAAGAGTGAGTTGCGGATTCAACAGACAGGGAACGGATAGATAAGTGATGACCATAGAACGCACCGCCGCCTGACGTGTGGGACGCACTCAAACTATGGTGTTAGATCGCAGCCGTCACCAGCGCCGCAAGCCACTTGCCGTATTCCGTAATCACCAGCGCCGCCCCTAGAACCGTCCAGCCGGTCAACTCGCCCCAATTCCCAGCCTCATCGCCGGGGTGTGTAAAGGTCGGCAGGGACGCGCCCCGGCTCACGGTGACGGTAAACGCCAGATAGACCAGGACAAGGCCCACGGTGCCCGCCAGCGGCCCATATGGCACGTATCCAAGCCATTGGAGCGCACCGGCCCAAAGTCCCGCCAGGACGCCATACCGCAGCCCTGCATAGGCCAAATAACGCCCGACGCCCCCGCCGGGACCACCTACAGCGCGTAGGATAAAATCGGTCGATTTTTCACCTAGCGGGAATTTGTTCATGGGTCCGTGTGGAGCAATCCGCGCCATAGCGAATAGCGCCAGGAACGACACGCCACCGCGCACCCAATCGCCCCATGTCGCCCCAACGCAAATCGCCGCCAACGTCAGCACTTGAACCACGTTGCGGCCCTTCGGCGGAATACCGCCGCCCAACCATGAGCGCCACAGCCCCAACGTCAAAAATATAAAACTCATTCCGCGATCCCCCGCGCCCAAAATTGTAGGGCTTTAAGTTTTAGCGCGTTCAATCGAGCGCACCCGTTATTTTCCGTGACGATCTTGGAAAATTCTTGCGTTGTGGTTTCATCCGGCACCGTGACCAACTCGCACGCCGGTTGCAGCAAATTTTCAGGGGCTTGTGGTTTCGGGTAATCCGACCCCGGTAATACTGGCGTTGTACACGCGGATAATATTAGGAGTGGGACAATTAGCGACATTTTCCACATTACGCGTAATCCATTCGGTGATGATTTTTGTTTCGGTGATGATCTTCGGCGCGGCTTCGATATAAATTATATCGGCCTTGCGCGCGACAGTGATAAATTTGACCTGTTGAATCCGCGCCGCCTTGCTCGCAACGGCTTTGTATTCTGCGAAGTCCGCGCGGCTGTTAGCGAGTTGCAGCCGCGAATATCCGACCGCGACAACAAGCGCGCCGATTAAAAATAATTTCCAATGAGTGCGTAAGAACGCAATTATAGTTAGTGGGTCCATTTCAAACTCACTCCTGCGTTAACGCCTTCCAAACACAACGCGCGTTCTTCAGTGCGACGGCGGGTTAATCCCGGCAAAGCAACTTTAATACCGCCGATGGTCGCCTTATCCCACATCAGAAGTGCGTCACATGCACCTTGTAAATTTCCAGCGTTAGCACGCCGCGCCATACTCGAACTACAAAATGCTGGAGCGCCGATGTTGTACGCAGCCGATAAAAAAGCAACGTATGTGCGTTCCGGTAAATCGGTTGGAACACATTTATCAATTGCGGTTGAAAATTTATCGAGTGACGTATTTAAGCGCGTTTTGCATTCCTCCAACGTGGCGGTGTCACCCATCCTTACGCCGTGGGTATCACCATAACAAATGGTTGGTATGCGCGGCGGGTCATAATATGCAACGGTACTCACACCTTCAAAACCCGCGACAACAAGAACAGCAAGCCCAGCAATGCCAGCGGATTTTTTTAACCTATTCATTTTCGTTTATCTCTTTTTGAACGGTTACGCGCGCACCTAATGCTGCGATTGACGCGAGCGCCGATAAGCCCGCAAAAATTCCACGCGGCATAGAGTCACTAAACAACGGCAACGCAACTTCGAGACCTGTCAACGTACCAGCCAATATGATTAACCGTATTGACCATGCGTGTTTTAAAATCACGCGCCAATTGTTTGTTATTAAAAATTTCAAAACTCACCCTTACTTCATTAATATTTGAGCTACTATACCTACAACTCCACCAATTATGCTCAATAACATTGTTATGAGTAGAGTAATGACGGCTTTCATGATCCCATCTAGTCGTGAATGTACACGACTAAAAGAGTTAGTTATTTCACCGTAACGTTGAGCGCATACAATTTCATGACCGTTCACACGTTTTTCGGTATTGTTAGCTTTCTCACCTAAACGCGACACTTCAACAGCTAAATCACTCATACCCCCAAGACCTCGTTTGCGCGACCTTCATTGATTAAACCAGAGCTTTCAAGATAGTTAGTCCCCGCGATGGTGTCCGCGTCGTTTAAATCAATTTGCTCCGCGCTGTTCAATAAATCCATGAAGTCAATTACAACAGGGTCTATTGACGCGCGGATAGTGATACGCTCCAACGCTGTTAATCGTCGTTTATATTCAAGTACGGATATAATTTTCGTAAACGGTTCAGGAGTTGTGTTGATTGGGTTGTTGTAACCCCCTTGTCCATCTGATTTTGCGCCCGCTAAAGTACCAGACGGTACACTCACAAAAGATTCTAATCCACCCCATGCGTCGATTTGAGAGGCCGGGTATCTTTGGTTTATTTCATATTTTTCAGAAACAATTTGAACGTCGAGGACTTCACTATCAACAATACGAGCATATGTATTCATCGTAACCACTCCACACAACAATAACCTGCGCCACCCGCGCCACCCGCACCTTGAGCACCCGCACTTGAACCACCAGAGCCGCCACCCGCGCACAATCCACCCGCTCCACCAGCCGTGCCACCTGTTTGACCACCACCGCCCGCAAAGATTCCACCAGCTACAGACGCCGCTATACCACCAACAAACGGAGAGCTTGCGGAAGTAGCGTTTAACGGCATTGTGTAAATTGTAGGATGCGGACTTTGGAAATTGACGTATGATGCGGTTCCGGTCAGCGTGATCGCATTTGACGAACCATTTGTACCTGTCGCATTGCCAGAACTAAATGGCGCACCCGCGCCACTGTTTGCCCCCGTGCTAGTCGTTCCACCATGACCACCAGCTATTGCAGCGCCACCGCTGCCTGTAGCATTACCAGGGTTACCGCTGCCACCTGTGCCACCTGTCCCTAAATGCGAACCCGGAGCGCCACCACCAGCGCCACCGTTGTTACCAGCCGCCGCAGCACCAGCGCCACCATCACCGCCCGCAGCGGTCAATTGAGCGTAAGTAGATGCCGCAAACGCACCACCCGTGCCACCTGCACCAGCCGTAGTTGACGCGGCATTGCCTTTACCACCGCCCGCAGCCGAAACAAGAGAACCAAATGAAGTTGTGCCTCCGTTGCCGCCGTCAGTTGCAGCCGCCCCGGCTGTTCCACCAGCCGGTATTGTCACGGTTATACTATCGCCCGCGTTTAAAATAACTTTTGCTGATTTAAACTCACCACCACCACCCGCTGAACCGGCCCTGGAATTGGTAGTGCCGCCCGCGCCACCACCACCCGCGCCGATACAAGTAATTCTATATTCGCCGGTATAAGGTGCTACGAATATGAATGTTCCAGGTACGGACCATTCTACATGGTCGCTTATCCCGTTTGGACTTATACTTGTGTAATCTTGCCAAGTCATCTTACGCGCTCCAAATTTTCAATCTGCCTTCGGGGATACTGTAATAAAGGTCGCCGTCTTGCAACGGGTCGCCATTGTTCCGCGTTGCGGGTGGCGTCGAATGTGCACCTTGATTGATAGCCGTATATGTGCCAGCAACCGCAATTGCTTGCGTCATTGCTGTTTCAGCCGCATCCTTGCTTGCAACAGCGGTTGCAGCATCGGTTGCAACCGCTGTTGCAGTTCCTTCGGTCCAAACCGCTAATGCATTTGTTTCAGTAACCATTGTAGGCATTGCCGCAACTGTAGCATTAGCCTTTGCCGCAAACGTTGCTTGTGCTTCACCTCGAACGGGATATGCGGGGAGTGCTGTTATAGTTGGTGGTGCGGTCATTTAAAATTCCTCAACACTGATGTTGCACTCTACAACAGAAAGCCCATTAATGATAATATCAAAACTCTCAAAAACACCAAAAACGATTGTTTCGGGTTTACTACTATCTCCGATAAAAAGGGTTGGTGTCACCGCTAATTCAGCCGCGATGCGTTGAATCGGATCGGTGTTTGCTTGCGGAATCATAACCGGAAAATCCACAACGCGGATTGTGCGGCGATTAACTAAAGTTAAGCCGCCAAATTCATCGCGCACTTTTTGGCTAAATGTGACATTGCGCGAATTGATCCCCGCCAAGCTACGCCCAGCATCAACCGAACGTCCAATGACAACACGCCCAACCGAAACGGTATCCGAAGGCGATGCCGCTGTAACCATAATATCAACAGTGACACCTGTTCCAAAATAAGCAGGTAAATTTTCAAAGATCAAAGCATTTTGACGTTCGTAACTTGTGAAAAAATATTCCCACCAATCCGGAACCCCTATATCAGCAACGTCTAACGTCTCATCATAAACAATCCCCTCAACAGGATCATTTAATTGAACGGTTACGCTCACCGCATCAACACCGAGAACGCCCACCGTGGTAACCACCGTAGGAATTTCAACACTCACCTCAATATCATCAACTTTTTCGCTAGTTGAGTCTGTACCTTCACGCCACATGCGCCAAATATTTGCATAGCCAATAACAATCCATGTCGGCACGGCTTTCGCTGCACCGACAGATGGTTGGTCGGTTGTGGTAGGTGACTCCACAACTTCATAAACTATTTCGCCTTCAACGCGACGTTGCCCGAGCGCAATTGTTCCGGCGCTCCAAGTCGAATAATCGTTCGTGACGTTGGTTGTTAGATTGCTGTCATCAACCGTTATCGGAACTACAAATTTCATACCATTTCTTCCGACTGTGTTTCACGCCACACACGATCTTCAAGGTTATAGGCTTTCGTCGTGCTAGTCGCGGTTGCTTGACTATAGTTTTTAATTTCTTCCAACGTCGCAATCATTTTATCCGTTGTGATTTGTGCGCTCGCCACGCTTGCTCCACCGGACACAACGCCTGGTGGTACAGCGCCGTTACCGCGTTCCGCGTTGATCGACGTATAAAAATCTCGCAACGCGTTTTCTACCGACAGAATACCGGCATCAATACCGCGTAACACGTTCAACTGATTTTCAGCGTTGATAAGCTGATTATCTAAAACTTCTATTTGCTGTTCAAACAACAGCGTTTCAACATCAATCAATTCAGCGGTTGACGCCTGGATAGCAACGATTTCATCCTCAATCGCGCGTACGGTCAACTCGGCATAATTGATTTGATCTTGTCCCGCTTCGGACAATTCGCCCAAAAGATTCAGCGTGCGGACTTGTTCACGCCGGAACGCCGCCGCCGTCGCAAAATTACTCGCCTCTAACCGCACGGCATTTTGTGCCGCCGCACCTGTACCGGCCAGATTTCCGCTTTGCAAGGCAGCTTTAATGAACGCTACCGCGCTACGCTGCGAGCCGCTCGGATCAAACTGAGATTGAGCACCACTTAATGCACTCATGATTGAACCGACTTCATTTTGAAGTGCATTCAAATTCTGACGTGCCGCACCAAGAGCAAGGTTCGCGGCTTCGGTTCGTATGCGCGATTCTTCTTTGATTAGAGCGACGGACTCATTATAGGCCATCCGTCTAATTTCTTTTTCGGTATCAATCGATCGCGTGAGCATCGCTAACGCAATATCAGTGCGCTTGCGCGTGGTTTCGGTAAGAGCATCAGCGGCGGCTTGTGCGGCATCAGCGGCGGCTTGTGCGGCATTCTCCGCATTGGTTTCCAGCGTGGTAAAATATGCGTTCAATGCTTCACTGGAAGTCACGATAGCCGCGAACGCGCGTTGTCCCGCCTCCGTGGTTAAATCTAAACCGTCCACAAGTGCGCGGACGCCCGAGCGCGTTTCCGGCAACGTCATTCCCAACGCGCTAAACGTAGTGGTAAGATTTTGGGTCAACTTGTCGAATTGTTCTTGTTCGGTAAAGAAATTTTCAAAGAACGAATTAATACCGGCCTGGAAAGAATCCATACCGCCCGCAAATTCAACGAGAGAATTTGCCATTACCGCACTGCTAATTCCAATTTCGTACATAGCAACATCAACGGCGTTTAATAGCGAGTTGACCATACTCAGTTGGTTGCCTAAACGGATCAACGTTTCAGACGCGGCTTCGCCTTCCGTCGCAAGGTCCAGCAACGCTTGAACACTTTCGCCACCAACAGCGTTTACAACAGCCGTATCAAGTTGCTTAAACCAGTTTTCAACTGCCTTTTGCGCGTCGGCTTCGGATAGTGCACCTTCGCCGGTTGTTTTGATATTCAGTGCAGCAATTCTCACTTGCTCCATAATGTCGCGGCTTGCTTCAATTCCAAACAAACCAAAAGCCGTGGTGGCGTTATCTAATACGGCGTTATATGCAGTATTGAATTGTGCCTGTTGTTCCGCACTAATACCCGAGAAAACCGTGCGGTCTTTAGACGAACTAAACAAACCACCCTTTTTATGTTGTGTCTCAAATGATTGACCTAGCACACCCTGCGCCCCAAGCTGCAATTGTAAACCTCCACCAGTCGTTTGCCACTTGCCACCGAATAACGCGGTTTTCAGAGATTTGACAATCCCAACAATCGCTTTACCGACACTAATTGCCGCCGATGCAGCGGCGGCATAAGGTCCAATACCCGAAACATATGCTAACGCATTTAAACCGGATTGGATTTTATCAAGTGTACTACTCTCAGATTTTGACATCCCTTTAAGTGCGTCAGACATTTTATTAACTTTATCCGCGAACTCATCGGCCATCTTCTCCGCACCAGCCTCAAACGGATCAAAGAATGTAGCTTTCAAACCGTCCCACATTTGTTGACCAATTGAACGCGTATCAATGTTCAAAGCTGATTTGGCACGGTCAACAGCTTTGATAAATTCATCCCCTGTGATTTCACCACTCTCAAGTAATTCTAAATATTCAGATACTTTCTCATTCAACAATTCTTGGTTGGTCATTAACTCGCGCTTTAGATCAATAGCCGCCTTATCAAGTTTATTGCTTTTCTCAGCCGCCTTGCTCATCGCTAAATCAAGTTTAACTTTTTCGGTAAGGACCTTTAATTCCTTAGCGTCCAACACGCCGGTAACTTTTTTCAGCGCATTGCTAACCGCAATTTCTTCATCAGTTTTTATCAACGCGTCAAGTTGCGCGCCGATTGATTCATTGATTCCGTCCAGTGTGGTTTTATAGCTATCTGTAGTAGCCTTTGTAGCCACAACCGCCGCATTTTTATCGAATAGCGCCGCCGCCAATTCCGCAACGCGTTCTTTCATCGCAGCGGTTGCGCCTTCGCCAAGCTGAATCGTCGCGTTATAGATTGCCGTCGCGCGCTCGGTCATTCCAAGCACTTCGGTTTGTTGTTGCAGCGACGTAGTTAATTCCTTGAATTTATCTAGTGTCTCTTGCGGAACGGTCGGAGTCACCGCGCCGCCTTTGCCGCTACCAGCAAGCGCGGCATTCACTTCAGCAAGGCTGAAATTTCCCACCGTGATAGGCTCGCCGGTTCCTTCCAACGCCTTCTTTAATTTAGCAACCGCGTCCGTTGCGTTGTCGGTACTGAACTTCAACTTGTCGAAATTACCGGCAAGCAAATTACCGAACCAATTACCAATGTCAGCAAACACGCCTTTAATCACACCGCCCACAAGTGCGAATGCTTGACCCCATGAACCCGTTGCGGTTTTCAAATCCATAAGCAATGCGACAAGATGACCCGCAACAATTACGAGTGTGCCGATTGCGGTTGTGAGCAACACCCGAGACAATGCTTTGAACGCAACGCTTGCAACGGTAGCGGCAAGGCTTGACGCGCTGATAGACGCAGCAAGGGCAAGCATTCGGACGGTTGGTGCAAGCGCAGCAACACCAGCGGCAGCGAGTGAGATTGCGAGTTTACCAGCCATGAGAACAGCGAGTGACGTTGCAGCAATAACAACGTGGTCAAGATTATCGGCAAGTAATGTGAACACGGGTACCAACGTATTACCGATGGGCGTTGCTAATTCAAGGAACTGGTTCCGCAAACCCACCAAGACGCGACCTAGTTGAAATTCAACCGTCTTTGACATTTTATCAAACGCCGCTTCCGTCGCGCCCGCCTTCGCGTTCATATACTCCATAATTTTAGCTAGGTCTTTTCCGGCTTGACCGGCGAAGGCTAGAACAGGGACCAACGCCTCAACACCGCCGAACAGCATGGAAATTTTATCGGTAGCGCCGCCGGTTTTTTCCGCGACGTTTGCTAGAAAGTCACCTAATCCCTGCGCTTCAAGGGCGGTTGCGTTAAATTGGATTCCGAGTTGTTTCGCCATATCCAACGCTTCTTGAGAAGGTTTAGTTACAGCGGCCAAGATCGCGCGTAATCCAGTCATAGCAACATTTGTTTGCACACCGCCCTTTGTGAGCGCGGCAACTGACGCCATTAATTCATCAAACGAAATTCCGGCTTGTGCCGCGAACGGTGCAACCTTACCCAATTCTGCCGACAATTCACCGATGGTAGTTTTACCCGCGCGCATAGCAACAAACATCGCATCCGAAATTTCCGTTGCCTTATCCGATGACAAACCATAGGCGTTAAGCGCACTCGTTAGACCATCGGCGGCTATCGCTACTTCCGTCACACCACCAACCGCGAGTTTGTTTGAAGCGGTCAAAAGGTTTGTGGCATCGGCAGCGGTTGACGCGCCCGCCGAAATAATCTGATAAGACGCCTTCGCCTGTTGCGTGGCAGCGCCGCCGAACGCGCCCGACGCGGACAACACGGCTTTTTGCATCCGACCCATATCAAAAACAGCCGTGTCAACTAGCGTTGATACTTCGGCCATCGCGGTTTGAAATTTACCCACGTCGCGCAAAAGAGCAACACCACCCAAGGCAACGGCAGCTTGAGTCGCCATCTTTTTCAACGCACCATTTAGCGCGTTGGTTTTACCTTCGGTTTTTTCGCTTTGTTTACTGAGATTCGCCAAGTCGCGCAAAGCGACTTTAAGTCCGCTTGTATCTGCACCCATTACGAGTTTTGCGAAGTCGGTCATTATTTTTTCACTCGGTCATAAGGTGCAATGCGTAGCGGCTCGTTATTATTTCTCTCAGTAGCATAAGCCGAACTCATTTCACGAACGCAACGAAATTCCCAAGGTTCACTTAGTATTTCCGTTGCGTCCGCGTATGACTTAATCTCAACCCAACTCAGCGGACAAATTCCAAAACCGTTATTCTCGGACCACCCCAACTCCACAACCGCTTGAACAAGGTGCAATCCTTCGGGTGGCTTCGGATAAGCAATCGCTAATATTTCAGCACGGGTTTCCTTATCGCCTTTCGGAACCGTAGCGAGATAACCGACCTGCGCCGCGTATCGAATCAGGTCGGTTATTTTTTTCCCAAATATGTGCCCGCGTTATTTGACGCCTTGAGAATTTGCTGCGCGAAACTGTCGCCGTTCCACACGTCCGAATCTTCATCGTCGGCAGTCGCCATGAGCGACTTGACCGAAAGAAAATTTAGATCAAGAAACCATTCAATATCTTCGGCGCTTGTGGTCAACGGGCGCTTGTCGCGCTCGATATTTTCAAAACCGCGAATGACGCGCGCCGCGCCTTCAACAAGCGTTTTTTGTACGTCAGCCAAAGCGGTTGCTTGTTCATCTTCTTTTTTCTTTTTATTGCCGCCTTTAGCTTTATCCTTGGCCGCTGTCATTTTGGTGCGGGCTTCTTCAAGGATACCAGCTTGGACCGTGCGAGCGTGCGAACCCACAACCAAAACGGCGCAAGGTAAATCGCCGTCATTGATAAAATCACCTGTAGCGGGGTCACGCAAATAAACCGGTTGCGCGGTTTCGGCAGCGGTACGGGCATCATACTTAGAAAAATCCATGGGTTATTTCCTCTGTGTGGGTTTGTGAGTGATAGATTTTAGGGCGTGGGTTTTTAGAAGTGTGGCGGTTCGCGCACCCCACAATTACGCGAACCGCCTAACCGAACGGCCTTGGGAGAATTAAGGTTTACTCGTTCGGTTAATTACGCCGGTTCCGTGGAGTCAACGGTGAAGTCATTCTGTTTGAACGTCACAGAAAAGCCTTCATGCGTTGTCGTGTCGCCCTGAATCTCAAGGAACGCGTTTAGATAACCTTGGGCGTACTGTACGGGGTCACCCGTTTCAAGAGCGCCATCAACACCCGAACCGCGCCCAATTTTGATAGAACACAAACCCTCGGCGCTATTGGCGATAGTCTCAATCAAGGTTTGTCCCGTATCGCTGTCAACTTTGCGGAATGACGCCGTGCTTTCGTTACCACTCATCGCGCCTTTAACGCCAGCGGTGAAGCCGGTTTGCAAATCAGGCACGTCGATATTGGAACCCGTCACGCCCAATTGTGGCAAAACTTGAATACCCGCAACTTGCGTGAAGGTCAAACCGCCAAAACCCGTTGTAGTACCCGCCGTATTGGTGTCGGGCAATTCGTCGCAGATATAGATGGTCTTACCGATGTTATTTTTTGTCGCCATAGTAATCGACTCCTTTTAGGTTTGAATTGCGTAGTCAATCCGAACCGGCACGCGCCAGTCAGGTCCGTCCTTATAACCCGGTAACACTTCGGGCGGTTTCACAATCAATATACCACCTTCTTCAAGAGAAATTAAGGTTGTATATTTGAAATGCTGCATGACCTTATCAGCCAGCATATTTGCGGGTTTGGTGAAGGTATTCCCTTTAATAACTACATAAATCATTAACTGACCTATGACGGTTTCACCATCGCCGTTCAACGTTGGATCGGTGCGTGGGCCGGGAACGTGATCGACCGCGAGGAAAGGTCGCGCCGGGTCCGCCGTTTTATTCTGCCATGCAATCGGCGGTACATCGTCCATTTCAACCAAATATTCACCTAAAGCGATTTCGATTTCTTCAATTGAGATTGTCATTATTTCACCGCGTATTTAGCAATATGACCGTCAACAATTCGCGGCCATTTAGCAGCGTTGTGAGATACAAAGTGCCAACCGGCTTGATTAAACGTGCGCCCGGTTTTATCCGTGCCGGTGAATCCATTTTCTACTCGCATCGCATATTCGATTGTCCAGCCGAACCGCATATAATCACCAATATTATAATTGGCGATTGCGACGCTGTAACTCAGTTTATCTTCTGGCCCAACCGAACCGTTGACCTCTACAGCAAGGCTATTGATTAGATCGCTCGACACAACTGGGATTTTACCCTCTTTAATCGTGCCGCCCGCTGTAATACCTTGCGCGCTCGTTTGTGCGCCTTCCAAAACATCATAAAGGCTATCGACCACAACGCGGCGCATTTGCCGTTGTGTCAATTCGGCAAACTTTCGCACGTCAGCACTAAATGAACGCGCCATTTAATCAACCCTTAGAATGGTGCGAAAAAATGGAGAACACCGACAATGTGCATTTTGTGCGGGTCCGCCGTTCGGGTCATGCGGATAAAGCATCGCGGTACCATCGTCCATAATCCACGGTTCGCCCAATTCGTGAATCTCACCGTTGACGCGCTGATGATCTTCGCGCGGTTCTTTTTGACTCCCGTGATTCCATTGCCATTTTACCGTCACGCGTTCAACTTCCGGGTTATCCTTCAACTGAAAATAACCCTCAGCTTGACCCGACGCCACAGCGCCGCGCGTTTCCTGTCGCGCTATATCGGTCGCCCGATATTTTTCAAATCGTTCCGCGTAACGTCCGGTGATTTTGTTTATGTCATCCTTTGACAACGGTTTGCCGCTCTTGATCGCTTCGCGCACGAGTGCGTCATAGCGTCGATCACGTTGCGCCCGCGTGAAATAATGATCGCTCAAATTGTTCAAATCGGAGCGCATATTATCGACGTACTGCGATTGTTTCACCGTCAAACCAATGCGTGAACCGGCGCGGTCCTTACCTTGTCCGATAATGTCGCGCGCCATCGCCGCCGTTGAACGCCCTTCTTCAACGCCCCGGCGCACAATATCCTGTACCATGTCGCGCGATTGATCTTGAATGCCTTGGACAAGTCGCGCCGTGCTTTGCTCTATCCAACGCGCTGCACGCGGCTGTAAGGCTGAAAAGCCGAATGAACCGCCCCGGATAACTTGACCGATACTCATACCCGAACCGACATAAGCGGAACGCACGGCTTCGGTAAGCGGGAAAATCTGCGCTTGCGTCATCCCAAGAGCATCAACCATCGCAGATATGTCGCGCGTTTCGATTGCGCCTATCAACACGGTTTCATTGATTGATTTTTTAGCGGTAGACATGACGCGCCGATACGCTTGCGCGATCAACGGACCAAATTGAAGAAGCAATTTAGCATACGTTGACGCCATTACTTGCGTGCCTGAATAATATAATACAAATCCACGCCACCAATCGCTTCCGGCATCACCGACATGATTCTATATTCTTCATCGTCCAACGTGAGGGTGTCCGCCGTGGTCGGAACCACAGCGCCCGCTTGCGCCATCAATTTCAGATCGTCCGCGCGAATCAACGTGCCGTCGATTTCACCATATCGCCACATATCGCGGATAACTGTTGTTTGAAATGTGGAAACTTGCGTTGTGCTAGGTGCATCCCACGGGTTTACCGGCGCATCAATTGGCGCGCGTGTGATGGTTGCGACAAGCGGCCCGGTGCCGGTATCCGTACCGACTTCGGCTAATGCCTCCGCAATTTCCGCCGCTATTTCCGCGCCGCTCATTTAAAAACACCCGCGCCCGACGCTCATCAAACCAAATGACGGTTTATCCCGGTCAAAAATGAACGGACGGAAAAACGCGTCTAAAAGCGTGCTGGTTGGTGAAGCCCCATAAATACCGCTCGCACCTTCTCCAACCACCGTCCACGACACGCTACCGGCTTTTGTCAAAACTTTCTGTTGAGCCGGTGTGAATGTTTTGGAAAAGAATCCGGGCGTTTCCAATTCAAAAGAGGCGGCAATATACGCGCCTTCTTCACCTAGCGGAAGCGTGTAGCCGCTCGGGGTTGTGTCGGCAGCGTTTGGCGACGCTAAATTTACAATATAACGCGACCGTACATAATCGCTGGCACGAACTAGCGCCGCCGATGCAAGCGTGTCGCTTGCATCGGTCGGGGCGCTGTCACCGCGCGCTAGAGCATATGCGCGCCATCCTACAAGTGTGCCGTACATTCCGCGACCTCATTACGTTTGTGGGAGATAGGGCCGCGCGCCGTGTTGTCTGTTCATCGGCGCGCGGCAGTGCGTCGTTTTACTTACCGGCGTTATCAATCGCCGCTTTGATTTCTTCAACGGTCATTTCGTCGGTGACCTCAACACCCAACAGCGCGGCGGATTCAACCACCGTTGCACGTTCCGCCGCGTCGGCCTTATCCTTCGCGTCCTGTTCTTTTTTCGTCAGCTTTTTCGCCGGGTTCACGATGAACGTTTCAGCCGGAACAGCTTTATTAATAAGCCAAGCGGGGACGGTATCGCCCTTTACTTCGATAACCGCACCAACGGGAACAGGTTCATTTGCTACGCTCACGCCTTTTTCAGTGATACGAACCCTCATAGTGGATATTCCTTTTTTGAGTGAGAAAGAAAAAACGGGACGGACCTAAAAAATCCGTCCCGTTCTAGTTCAACGCTAATCAGCGTTTAGTTTTTAGCTTGAGACTGCAACACCACACTGATCGGTAGCGTCGTATTTGACTTCAATCGCAGCCGCCGCCATCGTTATGAAGTTATAGTCATCTTCCGGGTTCGCGCGGAATTGTGCCCGCGTGCTCATCGGCATAGCGTTCAAGACTTGAACCACACGGCTGTTTTTCACAACCGCAATGATTTGGTTAGCGGTGACGCTAGTTGAAGGAACAACTTCGGCAACGCCTTCCAATTCTCGCACACGCTGTGCAATAGTTTTATCGCCGTAAGTCGTGGCGTAGTCCGTGTTGCCCGCATAGAACCAATCCGACCAATTTACGAAAATCGTGGCGGGAACGCGGTAGTTGTTATTATGAAGCAATTTGAGAGTTGCGTTAACTTCCGTAGTCCACTGCAAACCCGTCGCAGCATTCAACGTTACGCCCGTGGAACGCGTTTCGCGCTTCGGGTGCGTACGCAACCCGTAGAGCGTAGCGCCGCCGACAACGATAGTTGAATCCCCGTCAAGTGCAAGGCTTTCAAGTTTCGTTGCGACCTTATCAAACGAATTATCACGGCCCGCCGAATCAAGCTGCATCCCTTCGGAACGAGCCGATTCAACTTGCCGCCAACCATAACTAAACGTGCTGTCAACGATAGGCAGCGGCGTTCCAACGTAGCTGATAACCTGTTGGTCCGTTTTTGCCTTGGAGCGACCGTCCATAGAAATATTGACGGTACCGCTATCGCTGATTTGCTGGAAGTAGTGCAGCAATTTACCAATAGGCATCGGCTTGGATACCGCCGCCGCCAGCGTATTGAACACAGTCATGTTCGTGCGCTGAACGGTGATACCTTCGCGGTCCCATTCGCCCCACACGTCTTTTGGAAGCGTGTAAGCGTTACCGATAAGTGAACCGCTACAAGCGCGGTTATTAGTCAGCGGACCTGTGGCAACGCCGCCGAGCGTCGTTGTACCCATCATGCTTTGACGGCGATTAAACTCGCGGCGATTAGCGAGAATATGCGCCTGTTGCTCGGGAGTGAATTTAAGCATTGTATTTAATCCTCTGTTAAACCGTTACGCCGGAACCGTGCGACCGGCGACAATCTGCACATCGGCAAGATCACCCGCCGATTTTGCGCCCGGTGTATCGACGTAAATGGCAATGACCTTATCACCAGCCGCCAACGTGTTTGTCAAACGGCCCGAAACGCCGAGCGTCAGGGGCGCATTAGCCGCATACGTCGCACCAGCCATGCGTGCCTGATAGACTTCACCCGGTCGCGGGATACATCCGATACCAAGCGCACCAGCCTCATAAGCGGTCAAAATGTCCTGACCGATTTCACGCCGGTTGCTCAACACGTAAAGCATCGAACCCATCTGAGTTGTGGTCGCCGTGGTGAAGTGTACGGTTGTGCTGGCCGAGTCAGAATGAACAATCGTACCGGGAAGCGGCGTACCGACGATGGTACGTTCAACGGTCAACGGCTCAACCGTGACGGGACCGCGAAAAATTACATTTCCAGACATGATTATTTGTCCCCCTTGATTGCAGCGTTAAGGTCAACGTCCGCAAATTCGTCTTTATCACAGGACAAACCACCGAACGCGTTGAAAATTGGCGCGGCATGACCGGGCGTGGCCTTTTTCGCAAGCGCGCGAGCCGCGTTCAACGTCAATTCCTTAGCGGAATTTTCGTCCAGCAAATTCGCTTTCACGATTTGCGATTGAAGATCAGCCAATTCCGCCTTGTCTTTGGCTTCGGCATTGGCCTTCAATTCGGTTTGTGCATCGGTCAACGGCTTCACCGCCGCCGCAATTGCATTGGTGATCTGGCCCGGGATACTATCCGCCAGGGCCTTCACGGAATCAGCGACGGTTTTGACCGACGCTGAAAGGGCTTCAAGCTGTTTTTCGTCAGCCATATCGCTTTCCTCACTATTGTTGAGTTTTAAAGATTCCGCACCGCCCGCCTTGAACATTTCAAGTAGAACGGTTTTCATACGCTCGACAAGTGAGACACGCCCCAACTTTTCGACCGCCCGTACGGCCATATCCGCCGCCCAATCAAGATCGCACATAGCACTATCCTCAAGCGTGCTATTCACAACCTCAACTTTTTCGCCCGTCGAATTGACGAACATTCCGACACCTTGTTCCGGTGTCGCCGCGCCTTTTTCGTTTAGCAAAATTGCATCGTGGTCAAACACAATATCTTTCGCCATGAATTTCGCGCCGCTGTTTTCCGTCGCGGGTTCAAGGTTGGCAATCAAGCCCGTGCTGGTGTGGATCGGTTTGCCTTCATTAATTACGGCCATTAAACCGCGTCCCGCTTCGGTGCGGTTGGCAACTTCGACATCAATCACCTTATCGAGAAAAACCCGACCGTTTTCTCGGCGTACATTTTCATTCCACGCGCCAACATGGTTCATGTTGATTGCTTCAGGATCACGCGCCGAAACGAACATGCCGCTAATCATCGGATGACCTAGCGGTGCGGGTGCGCGGTTCAACGTTGCATAAGATTTTGCAATTTCGTCCGCCGAATACCGAATATCGTTCATCACAACGTTATCGGGCATCGTCGCACTAGACACCACAACAACCTTGCGACCGTTGCGCGTTTCTTCACGCGGCTTGCTAACCGCATTGGTGCGGATATTTACGCGGACTTGCTTACTCATCTGATTCCCCAATTTCTTCGCGCGGTTTCATACCGATTTCCGCGCGGATTTCATCAATTGTAAAGGCCGCTTCTCCGTCACCCATCACACCCGCCGATTTGGCATTAATTTCAGCCATGCCAGAAGCGCGAGTCATCTTTTCCGATGGGGAGGAATCTAACAGGCTTTCCCAATGAATAGTCCAATTCGCTTTTTTAATAATACCCCATTTTTGCAAACGGTTCAATAATTCGCGCAACATGGGGCAAACCACGCGCTCACGTCGCGCCATGCACGTCCAGTTGAAGTCTATTTGATCTTCCGTGCTGGCGCGCTCGCCGGTTTGATTACCAATGAGAACGCGCACAGGCATTGAAACCGACGCTGCGAACATATTCGCCGCCATCATAAAAAATTCGCTCGGTTGCGGTAGAGTGATACCAAGCGTTTCGGCTTTGATACCTTGAAGCATTAGCAGTTTATCAAAACCTTTTTGCCAATCTTCCACGCGCTCAGACATAGCATCTTTAATCATATCAGGCGCGACACCAAGAGATTGAGCCATGGCAATCGGGTCAAACTTCTCATCGGCTGTGAGTACCGGCGCGGATTTTGCGTTTTTCCAAAACCCTTCACCGCCCGCGCCAACGATTTTTTCAACGTCAATAAGACTGTTGAATCCCGCTTGAAGATTCGAGCGCATAAAAATCGTTCCATCGGCGGACCACAATAACAGCCGGTCGGGATGGATTTTGAATTGACGCACTTGTTGAGTGTCGCTCGCCGTGTTCTCACTTTGCACGGCACTCTCTTTAAATTCATACATCAACGGACGCCCGTAAGTTTCGGACGCTGTGTTGTCATCCCATTGCGCTACAGAAAGTTGACCGGCCCAAGCGGGCACAATTTCAACAAGTCCGTCAACGCCACCCGGCACAATCGTTACAGGTTCGTGAAATGCTAGACCATCGGCCAAGCGCAAAATTGCACCAGCGAACCCACCAACGAACGCGCGCAAATCCGTTTCAATGAGTGCTTGGTTACCGCGAATATCTTCTAAGCGTTGGCGCAACGCCGCTTCATCTTTGCTTTCTTCCGGGTTGTCATTTTCCCAAAATTCCGGCGGTGTTTTCCAAGTGCGAAGGCTCAAACGGTCGGCAGCGGCGGCGGCCAAACCATTACGCGTGTAAGCGCGATAAAGAATTTCAAAAGTAATTTCACGCGGCCAACCGTAGTCCGCAGCGTGATCGTGCTTTGTGGTGCCGCCAAAATAACCGGGAAATATGGTGGCAAGGCGACGGGTTGCCGCGTTCAAAATTGCGTTCAAGATTTCACCACATACGAACTGTCGATAATTTAGTAGTCAATGGATAGTAGGCCATAACTACCGAATCCGCAAGATTTGGTGAACGGGTGCCGGGAGGGGCTTTGTTTACTACTAATTTCATCGCCCCGGATGACCGACTCGCCGTCGCTTGACTCAATTCTTTTTGCAATTGTAGCAATTTTGGAAGGTGTGACGGGAGGCTAATTAATTCATCTGGTGAATACTGAATCCCTTCCGTCACAGCGCGGTACGTCCGTTCAAATCTGCGCCGCAATTCCCACCATGCTTGAGCCTTCAAATTAGAGTAATAATCTTTGTTGATCGGAGATTGTTTATCACCCGACACAATGTTGTCATCGGGATTTTGAACACCAGCACCAGCGGACCACGGAACAAAAGTAATTCCCGGCTTCAATAATTCCGCTTCTTTTAGCCGGTTCGCTTCGGACTTCACACCCGCACCGACGCCAACGCTATCATATTGTATCGCTACCGGCCCAACACCCTCGCACATGACCACAGCGCGGCGCGTAGTGTGTCCCGTGTCGCCTTCGCCCCAATCGTCCATATTTAAAAGCACCGCGCCCTTGCGTAGCGTGAGCGCGTTACGGTCGCCGCCTTCATCGGCAACGTCCAACCCGGCAACGCATTGGCCGGTTGCTTCAAAATTCAATTTAACATGCGCGTCAATCGCAGCGGTGACCCACTCCGCTTTAATTATGACGCCATCGACCGCCGCCGCATAATTTCGGTCAACCTCTTGCGCGAAAATATGTGTGAGTCCGTCCGCTTCGGCTTTCTTCTTTCGCACGTCATACCATGCCTGATTCTTTTCGGGATGGTGCCGCCAATCCATAATGAAAATATTTGTTTTAGCTTTTATGGCGGGTCCGCTTATCCATTCTTCGCCCGCTTCGCGCTTCCGGTGAAACACATTACCCAAACCGTTCACGCTGGAAATATCAATTTGAACGCGCGTATTATCGGACAATGACGCTTCGATTTTTTCCGGTCGCTCATAGTGCGCGGACTCATCTTTGAAATAAATCAGCTTACGTCCGCCGCGCCCGATGTTATCGCCAGCCTCCCCCGTAATAGTCGCACCCGTTTCAGGGTTTACGATACGCATATAAGCCATGTGATCGCTTTTGATAAAACCACGCGGCCAAAATTCGTGCGGTAATCGACGGATCAAAATTCTAATTTTTTCAAATATAGAATCCGGGTCACCTAATTTGTCTACTAGCTGTTCTTTACGTGATCCCCAACCGACCGCCGCGCCGGGATAGAAGCGCCATAGCCAAACGCTAAACGCGGCGCATACCCAAGTCGCGCCCATGTCGCGCGCTTTCTCTACTAGGCCGCTTTCCTCGCCGCTCAGACAGGCTTTTAGAAACTCGACAAGCTGCACCTGTCGCGGAAAAAGAACAAAGGGCATGTATGATGGTTTATCGCGCCCGGCGTTGCGCGGATCATAGGTGTCGCAAAAATCATTGATAAAATCGACAGGGTGAGTCCGATAATGTTCAAACGCACCAATCCATAAATCCGGCATCGCCCGCAACGTCATCAACCGAGTTTGACGTGTTTGCCATACCTTCAAGTAATTAGGAGGCCAAATCATTTGCCGGGATCGAGCATCGCCGCGTATGCTTCCGCAGCCTCTTGTGGTGTCATTTCCGTGGTAATCGCGCGCACGGGTCCGCCGCCGGGTCCGCTCAATTCAACCTTGTCCGTTAGCAGCTTGTGCATTTTTCCAAGGTTGTTCATTGCGCCGGTTTTCGCTAGCTTAAATTTAAAGCCGCCGCAACCGTCAAACTCGAATGTTTCAATAGCTTCGGCGGCTTCATCGCTCCATTGTGTCATGGGTAGCGGTGCGCCGGTGCCAAGATCAAAAAATTCTCGAATATCGACGCGCGCCCGGCGGGTTTCGCGCTCTTGCCATTCGCGGGCTTCCATCACCGCGACGGTTGCAGCTTCTTCTAGGATTTCAGCCACACGGGCCTTAATGACCGGATGACGCGCCAACACATAAGCGGGCTGCATATAACCAGCCAAGCGTGATGCAAGGTGCAGCGACTTACCGGAGGCAATCGCTTGGGCCAATCGTTCGTGTTTCGGTTCTGTTAAACATGACATGCAGCCCATTATATATTAACGGGCTGCATGTCGCAAGATGCGGGGTTTAGTCTAGAAACTCAATCCAACGCACCGAAAAGCACGACCATAAATTGCCCACATGCGTTCGTGCCAATGGCGATAATCTTTCGTATCATAAAAACGACGCGTGAAGGTATTGCCGTTCACACTGTATGTTATGTCGGCGGGAATCACGGTTATTCCGCCGCCGCTAGAACATCATCAACTGAATCACAGCGCGCGGTGATGATGGGTCCATTGATCGCACCATTGATCGCACCGACCGCGCCCATGAATCCGAACGCCTGTTTTGGCGGCTTCTCTAGTTTCACTTTCATCGGTTAGGTTTCCTTTTGGGGTTGAGATTTTTTAAGCACTTTATCTAGTTTAACAACTAATGACGCTAAACCGTCACGGATAGCTGTAGCGTTAGCAATATCTTCCGCTTCGGGAAAAATTTTATCAATAGTGTTTTCCTCAATAAAACGCTTCACGATTTTGGAAAGCGTTATTTTCCATACCGGGTCCTCAAATTCAGTTGCACCCAATCCGACAGATAAATAAAGCGTGGTCGGGTCGGCTGGGATTTTACGGCTGTAATCCACATCCCTTGCAAAATGAAGATATGTTGATTCTTCAAACGCGTGTTTGAGTGCTTCCGCAGCGGCACACTTAACAGCCTCACCTAGCACCTGACCTACGTTATCAGCCGTGCTAAGTCTCCATTCACGCAAGTCAATTTTCGGTTGGGCTTTTACACGTTTCATCTTATTCCCCTTTCGCCTTCTCAATTTTATCAATTAACTTTCGTGCGTTTTATAAGTTGCACCATACAAACCTGATACGCCATTTTCACGCGCTTCAACAATCCTCTTTAGCAAATCAAACAATTGTGAAGTATGTTGTTTAGTGTCTAAAATCCGATTTCACGCATCGCTGCACGATCTAACCGAAACAATTCACTCATATATTTTGTGACTTTTTCGCCGGGCTTAAAGCATTCACCACTTTGACGACGCCGGTTATATTCCGCGTGCAATTCCGACTTGTTCAGGATTATCGAACCCGTAATGAGCGAGCAACGCCAATCGCGCATGTTTTAATTCAGCTTGACGCGGTGACGATGGAAACGCCCGTAAGATTTTAATTTCCAGCTTTCCAAGCACGCGCCGTTGCGCTTCGGTTAACTCAATGATTTTCATTTTACGCTAAGCCGTGGCGCTTCATAATTACGTGAGCCGCAGCGCGTTCCGGTCCCGTCACATAATCAAGTAAACTTTCCGCATCAACATGAAAAATAACCGCGCGTGCATCGTCGCGGCTGATTTGATAATTCTTAGCGATGTTATCTAAAACCGCGTTGACGGTTTTAGCGTCGGTCACTTCAAAAAACTTAGCGGTCTTTTCTGCGTTGGTCATTTATGCGTTTCCTTTCGTTGTGGTGTGTCGCCATTCTAGCGCCATTATCAGCCCTGTCAATAAGAAAAGTTGTTTAATTTATAACAACTTTAATTGCGCCCGCCGGGTCATTTTCATAATTCCGCAAATCAACGTCGCGCTCCACCTTTCCCCAACCGTCAACGCGTTCAAACCAACGGCCCGTTTCATCAATCCGCAGCGTCATAATCTGAAACCCAAATTGTCCGCCGGTCGGGGCGCGCTTTTTAAACGTCCAGCCGGTTACAGCCCAACCGTCCGCCCTAAGTAGCGCCGACACACGCGCGGAAATATGCAAAGGATGATCGCTCATAATATTTATTCCTTGAGTGCTGCTAATAATTCGTCATCTGTCAAATTACATTCAACCGGCGTTCCGCATCTTCACCCGCTATCTGATATGACGCGTGAAACGCTTCCACGCCCGCGCGAACTAACCGACGCACAATCTTACGGGCGGTTTTATAATCAACTAAGCGACCTTTAAAACCAACCGTATCGCTATAAGTAATAGAGTTACGATAATAACGGACCTGATACATTTTGCGGGTTTTCACGGTGCGGGTTCCTTTGCTTGGTTGGTGTGTTCATCTTAGCGGGGTTGTCAGCCCTGTCAATAAGAAAAGTTGTTTTAATTGTAACAGGGTGTATCCAAATTTCAGGCATTAGCCCATTATCCCAAAATTTAGCAACCCTGTCAATTAAGAAAAGTTGTATTTGATCCAAAGCGATTCGAGGCTGTCCAGCGTTGAATCGTCCGCGCCGATACGCAACAGATATTCGGTCATGCAATCAAGGGAACCGATTGGAAAATCTCGATCATGTACAACGTCCGCGACAAAGCACCATTCGGAATAACTGCAATCGGTGCGCTTCACGTCATGGCGTAGCCAATAGCGAAACGTCACCGACCGTTGCACCGATTTTAAATCACAGTGCCAAATCAGATAATTTGTCCAAAGCAAATTAGCCTCAGAATTGCCGCCCATAAAATTGAGCAATTCACGACGGTTCGCAATCGGCGGAAAAATCCGCTTAAGGATGACCGCGCTATAATCGTGAAATGGAATCAGCTTCACCGTGCCGCTCTTACATCATTCATCACATCTTCAAATTCTTGCGGGATAGACGCACCAAATAAGCTGCGTGGCTCAATCCAAATGCCTTGTTTCACCGCCGCGCGTATGCCGTACACCATACCCGATGAAATACCCCGATCATAATAAACAACTGACGCCCATGCGTGCACGCGCCACGCTAGACCGGCATCAATGCCGCGCTGTCGCTCACTCGGGTCATCATCGTTTAGGACGCCCGATTGCGTATAGAGTAGGTGACTGGCGATTGGTGCCTCGCCGCGCATCAATGAATCACGCAAACATAAACGCGTATAATTTATATTTTCCGGCACGTCGCCCGCATAAGGACTTTCCAAAATTACCAATTTCATAATTTATAATTCCATATTTTTATAATTGTAACCACAATCCTAAATTTAACGCCGTCGCCCATTACGCCCATTACGCCCAATTTTCATACTTTTGGGAAACGCCTAGTTTATAGATTTTCGATTTTCAAAAAGTCTAGAATATGGGCGTAATGGGCGTAATGGGCGTAGAAAATTTTATAAACCGATAATTATAATTATAAATCGTTTATTCCAATCTCAACCACGTATCATTCCGCCCAACAATATTTGCAATATCCACAGCGGTCATTGTCGCCACCATTTCAGGCGCGTAATTACGAACCACAATGATTTTTTGGGTCATGTTATTAATTTTGGCATCCTTGGTGGTATTAATCATGCCCGCTTTCTCAATCCATATTTTCAAGATGCGAGAATGGGCCTTGGTTCCGCTTTGATCGCTATTGCAGCGGTCTACCCATTCACGGACTTGCCGGGCCGTCGCTAGATCGCCGGGACACTTTGCCGCGAACTCCCGCACGGCGCGTTCGCCTTCACTCTGCATTTCACTTAACGCAATGCGCTTCGCTTCATTCAACGGTGCATGTTCGCCGGGGTTGAAGTCCGACACGTCAACCCCATACATCAAATGCGCCCACACCGCCGATATAAACGCGTCATCGTCTAGCAAGCCATACAAGCCGCTGTAATACGCATCGCCCCCAACATGCCGCGCCGTGGGATTAGCAATTACGGCAATGCGTCGGTCATTATTATCAAACGGCAATGCGTCGGCATGGTTGGAGAAGAACAGCCAGCGCATACAATTATGCTCGACCGATTGCAGCCCGTGCTTGACGTTGATTTCGCGTGCAGCTTGGTTGACCAATGTTTTAAGTCGCTCACTTCGTGCATATCGTTTGCTATCTTGCATTCCAGCTTTTGCTTCATCCACGATTGCGAGAAGTTTTTGCGACAGACGCCCGTTGAAAGAACCATCTAAAACCTCTTGAATGTCTACACCCGCCGCGACATAGCCGCGCAACACCCGTACCAGCACGCTAGAAAGCCAATTGCGCCCTGTGCCTACTTCCGGCGTATACATCAAATAGGCTGTATGCGGTAAAATCTGCGGACATTGGAGTATATGCGCCAACCATTTTTCAAAGCGGACGCGCTCAATTTCATAAGGCACCAAATAAGCAAGATGCACCCGCCACGCTGTAATAGCGGCTTCACGTTCGGGTAAATTGTCGCGGTAGTAATCAGCCCAACGCGGTTTTACCAGTCCGCGCCACATATTCACGCCGCTGTCAAAACTTTCCGGCACGTCGCATATGACGCCGCCGTTTGGCTTCCATGAAATTTTATCAACGGTTAGTTTTTGCCCTTGATATTCTTCGCGCCACAACCGCACCGACTTAATCGCTTTCATAATCGGTTGTCCGGTGTCTTTGTCGCGTTGTCCGGTGTCAACCATCGTCACCGATGACGCGAAAGTTGTTTCGCTATTCTCAATTTTATAAACCTTGAACGCTTGTCGATCCACAACACCGTTGACGGTGTGGATATAAACAAATCGCGCGTGCATTTCTTCAAGCGTCAAAATCGGCTGAAAATAATCCTCATCACGGAACGCATCGCCAATTTGTTCATTGGCGCGCATTTGTTGAGCGCGGCGCATTTCATCGCGCTTGTCCGCCTTCGTTCCTTTATAGACATCGCGGCACCAGCGCGCCGCGCCGCTCGTGGTGACGTTGCGATAATACGGACGTAAGCGCCATTTATCGCGTGCAGCGAGCACGCTTTGACCGAATAGCCGTTGCATTCGCGGCCAATCTTTTCCGGTCCAAAACGCAAGGCGGTTCATCAACGCTTGATCGGCTGCGCTCCAATCGAATGACCGGCCTTGCGCGCCCGCTGTGTCGGGAAAAAATTGACCAAGGCGCAAATCAGCGTTCCATAACCATTCAAACGGAACGCGCTCGCGGGTTGCTTGGTCATAGCGCCATTTTAAAAATGGATCGCCGGGTGTTGCTTGTAATTGTTCGGCAAGGTTCGCAATTAGCGCCGCGTCCGGTTCCTTATAAACCATCATCCGGCGCAACAATTCCGCGTCATCTTCCGGGCCGCACCAGCGCGGGTCACGTCCTACGCTCGCAACGTCCGTCCCATCATCGGCAACCGCCCCATTCGGGCGCAGCGGCACCCAATCAAGCAACGCTGCGGTGTGGTCTATGGTTGGATCACCCTGCCACGCACCACCACCAAAAGCGATGAAACGCCCGCTGGTGTAAAATTCCAACCAGCCGTTCCATTTATTATAATGAGCGCCAAATAGTGACTTATTCATAACGCTGCAAATTATATGCGCGCCGGTTCCGCTTTGAGATATTTCCATTGCCGCGCCGGGAAACCGCGCGCAAATTTCGACGGCTTCGGGTAACCATTCGCCCGTGGTTGCATCACGACAGGAATCAAGGTCTATAAAAACAAATGGGTCATTATCGGTAAATATAAAACCGATACCGCTATAATTTCCCGGCACCACAGCCGCGCACGCTTCCGCATAGCTGCACCATGTAGCCGCGTCGGTGCTGGACGCATAGCCGCCGGTCAACGCGTTAAACGGTATCTTGTCCGCTTTCACCTTGCTGGGGCGGTGAATCAGCTTCCACACAACCCATTGACGGTAAGCTATCAACGCTTCAAGCATCGTTCATCCCCAAGTAATCCCGCAACTCGCGCAACACGCCGTCCGGTGCTGTGCGCCGCCCCTTAAGCCATGCTATGACCGAATCGACGCGCACGCCCAACACGCGCGCAAGTCCGCGCACGCTCAACTGTGTTAGATCGGCCAATGTTTTGAATTGATTGTTGGTCAAGTGGTGCCCCCAAGCACGCGCATTGCGTTCATACTAAAGGCGGGTTACCATCAATGTCAAGCATATGGTCACAACATCTAGGAAACCCAGGACCACACCCGGATACAAACCGCATCGCGCGCAAGAGATAGCCGATGACTTAATTGGAACGGCGCGCGACTTGGACGAATTTGCGACCGATGAAGAAATAAATAATTATAAATTTTGCTGCGAGTTGGACGCAATAATTTTTCAATGCGAGTCATGCGGGTGGTGGTGCGGTGTTGAAGAAATGACAGACGATAATATTTGTGATGATTGCTATGAAGGTGATGAATGACCATTATAGCGTCGGGATACGCACCACAACGAAACGAACTGTACGAAACGCCATATTGGGCAGTTGAATCATTGTTGCGCCATCTCCCATCCGTCGCGGGCTTGAAGATATGGGAACCAGCGGCGGGAAACCATCGCATCGCGGACATGCTTCTAATCCACGGTGCGGAAGTCACAACGTCCGATATTGAAACGTATCAGCGCACGCACGACAGAATTTTAGATTTTATAAACACACTACAATTTATAACGCCCGTTCCATTCGACGCCATCATAACCAATCCGCCCTATGGTAAAGGCAACAAGCAAGCCGTCACGTTCACGCGCAACGCACTCGCTTGTTGCAACGGTTGGGTTGCGATGCTCTTAACCGCCAAATTCGATTGGGGTTCAACGCGCGTTGATATGTTCCGCGATTGCCCGCGCTGGTGTAAAAAAATTGTTCTGTTAGATCGCTTGCGCTGGTTCGACGGACCCGACGCCACTACAGGCACGGAAGATCATGCTTGGTTTATTTGGTGTCCGGTGGATCACCCCTGCACGCTCGCGCATGTGCCGCCAGCCATCGTCTATGAGGGGAACCCGTACAAGTGAGTGTCTACGTTGATGATGTAAGACACCCGTTCGGACGCATGATTATGTGTCATCTTTGGGCGGACTCGCTGGACGAACTTCTAACGATGGTCGATAAAATCGGCGTTCAACGAAAATGGATTCAGGGTCACCCGGAATTATCGCACGGCAAACACCGCAACGCGTCGTGGGTTCACTTCGATATTTCAATGACGATGAAAGCCCGCGCCATATCTCACGGCGCAATCCTAACCGATAAGTTTGGACCTGTTGAACACATTGCGCGCTTGTGCGGTGATGTTGATAAATTGAATATGGTTGCATGGAACCGCCTAAGATGGGCCAACCTAGACAACGTGAGTGAAGCGGACAAAACCGCTTATGAAGAAATGATGAACGTAGCAGCGGAACAATGAACGAAAAATCTAAAAGCCAAGAAATTAGAAAATGTATCGCGTGCGTCTATGCGGTATGGCCACAAACCGCGTCCGGCTTTTGCATGGTGTATAATATCGGAACAATGGAAGCGCGCGAACCATCCGGCCCATGTGGTCCCGATGGTCATAATTTTCTAGCTAAAAATAGCGATTGACAGGTTTGCTAACCGCGCTAAAATGGTGGCGTTGTATTATATGTAGTCGGGCCTATGGTGCCCTGTCAACACGAACCCCGGAGGCAACCATGTATCCGGCCTAAAAAGCCAAAATATAGAAAGCCCCGCCCCATGCAACTAGCAAGGCGGGGCTTTTTGTTACAATTTAAACAACTTTTCTTATTGACAGCCTTGTTAATGCCGCTAAGATGGGCGGACCAACACAGAGCAACCCACAATCCGGAGGCTTCCGCCATGAACGACTTTTCTAAAAAGACCATCATCGCGCTCGCTAAAAAAGGAATCACAATTGTCGGGCTTTGCGTCATTCCAGATATGTCTAGCGCAATGCCGTTCGCCAACGGTGAACGCGGCTATAAAATCAACGATAACGGAACGGGCCGCGTGTGGTCATTCGCTCAAGTTATGAAGGCGGTGTAAGATGAAAACTTTTCGGTTTCAGGTCTTGGATAAAGAAACGTCACGCGTGACGTGGTATCACGCGGAAGCAAAAACCCTCGCGGTTGCCATGCGCTCGAATCCTGGTCATAAAAAATCGGATTGGCAGGTTTTGGAAAATGGTGTTTGGGTTTGGTGCGGTAACGCGGCTTGCATTACATTTCTAACCGACGCAATAAACAATATTGGAAAGGAACCGCACCGATGACCTCGCAAGCATCAGCCCGCAAATCACTCGGAAAATATAAAGCAATCGTGATTCACGCGAATGGGCGCACGGAAATTTTAGGTAAGAATGAACGCCCGTTGATATGGCGCGAACTACCGCGAAGAAGGTGCAAAGGTTATCGTAATCTATCCCGCTGGCGACTTCGCAACAGGTGGTGTAAGGGTTGACCGTACCGCGCACGGTCTAACTCAGGCACTTGAGCGCATGGAAAAAGATTGGTTAAATTCGTATCCCTCAAAACAGGAACCCACACCATGAAAGTCCATATAATCCTGTCGCAAACGTCGAACCCGAACAAATCCGCGTCACCTATTACGATGATGATGGAACTATAAAGGAAGTTCATGAGGGTCACGTTTTGTACGTGATGAACGAATTGATTCGTTCCGTGCTACCTAAAACAAAATACAGCGTGCGGAAGTTGACCGGCTGCAAAATGACCAAACCCAATTGGATAACGAATGACCCTGACGCGGCGCGCGAGTTGCGGGTGATTGATAGAAAATATAACAGAGCGATAAAGGCATTGCGCCGTTTACCGCTCGCTGAAAAAATTGAAGCCGTGCGGCGCTTGAAGATATCCCGCGCCGCTGCATATAAGCGGGTTTTAAAAGAGGGTTAGGACGCCGGGGGAATGACAGCCGGGCATATTTGGCAAGTCGGCGCGTGGTGCGCCTTGCACGCGGGACAATACCAGCCTTGCGCCGGTAATTCGATTTTTCCTAATTCGCTATCGCTTGGAATCTGTATACCAGTCTCGCAAGTGCAATTTGGGAACAGACAAGGTGCACGCCCGCAAACGTGCATCACTTCTTCTCCCTCTGGTTCTGATGCAGCCACTCGACTTCGACCTCAGCCGTCCTTTTGAGTATTCTAGTAACTTTATTTTCTAATTCTTCGTTTTCGATTTTGAGTGCCTCCAGCCTCTTGAGCAGCGCGGCACTGGCAGAGATGAGGTTGTCCCCGCAGAAAGGAGCAAGAGCCTGAGAAGCTAAAAGCAACGGATCATCTTCATCGTCTGGGTCCGTGTCTCCCATAACTTCATCAATGTGATTGAAAGCTGTTTCTACCGCCTCCACCAGCGCCGCGTTCTCGGCCTGTAGGGAGGTGATGTAGTCAGACACTTCATGGATTGCCTGACGGGACGCAAGCACCATGACGCCATCCTCGTCGGCTTGCTGATATTGAAGCAGCGCAGTTAGCGCACTCAGCGGCAGCGGCTTCGCTTCGGTCATGGTTTCTTAACTCCACCAATAGCCAACTTATAATCAATGTGGAGTGCTAGCTCAGATTGCAGCATTTCAATAAGCTGAGCCAGCCTACGCTCCAAAGATTCCACACGTTTGCGTAAGTCTCGGAGTTCAATGTCTCTGGTCGCGTCGCTCATGGTGTGGTGTCCTCTTCCAATTCATTTTCTCGAAAGTGCATGACCCACCCATCATCATGCTGAACATTCACCATTGGAGGCGTGTCCTCGGGTTTGTCGAAGTACTTGAATGTTCCGTTGACACGACCCGCAAACTTATAGCCTTTGATCTTTCTGACGCGTGTTCCAATTGGGAATTGAAGCGTGGTCTGCTCCCGCTCAATCCTCTGCCGCAGTTCGGCGCAGAGGGTTTTGATGGTGGTGGGGATTGCGGTAATCAATTCGGCATTAGCTTCTTCATGCTCAGGCGCGCTGAAAGCGGGCTGCACAGCAATACCCACGTCGTTCTCGGCTTTGACGTACCAAACCGGAACCAGTCTATCGTGTCCTTGGCGGTGGTGCGTTACGAGGTTCCAAGGCCCCGGCGTAGCTTTCTCTGCCAGCCCTTCCAGCCAGGAGATGAGTGCGAGTAGGTCGGTGGGGGTCATTGGCTGTTCGTACTCAGTGAAAGCCGCGATCACTTCGGGATCGTCGGCGTAATATGATGTAAGGTTGCGGTCGTCTGGCTTGTCGTACGGAACATTCTCCCGGTCAACGTCAATAGAGAGAGGTTTACCACGCGCGACATTACACTTTCTCCCCAGCGGCACGCAACCACGGTAGCACGCGCTTATCTTTGCGCTTGATCGCTTCCGCCTTCACCGCGCGTTGCAAGCCGGTAACGCTTTTCATATGAAACGTTACGGTGCCGTGAGTCATCTTGATAACGCGTGCAACACCTTTCAGCGTGACCGCCGCCATGCCGCCCTTAGCGGCCAATTTCAAACCGGCTTCAATAATCTGTTCCCGACGCGTCATAGTTTTACCCTCTTGTTAAAGCGATTAGATCACGAACGTTTTTAGCAGACGTGGCAAAAGTAAACAAGCCCCCTGATTTGTTCACAAGGTCGCCAAATTTTGCTTGTGCAAATTCGCGTTCATCGCCCGGCGCTTTCCAGCCTTCCGCCTTGACCTCAACAGCCGTGAAAACCGCGACAACGCGCCCAACCATGGCAGGAGTGATAACAATGGGCGTCCAGCCTATCAGGTCGCTAGAACGCAACTCTTGACCCTCTTTGACGTGTCCTAGACCATAACGAATCAATCGCCCCGTTTGGTCAAAACACGCGCCGTTATTATTTCTTAGGAGCGTCGCACCTTGCGCGCCCGCTTCAAGTTGAATGCGTTGGGATATGGAAGTTTCACGCATCGTCGCCGTTCCTACACGGAAAACACCACCAAGATAATTTACTAGCATAACAACCGCGCTCGCACCGACCCAACCACAATCCCGTCCGCCAAAAAAATAAAATTTGTTTCCAAAGTGGTTCGGAGCGCCAGTGTGGACATTCGCAACATTTTATTTCACGCATCGTTCATTATCCTCGCTGTTAATTTATCCATTTCGACGCGTGGTAAAGTTAGCGCCGTCAAAACATCAACGCCGGTCCAATACCAAAAACGCCGATAGCTTTCATCGTCGGGACGATTCATTGCGCGTTGCTTTCCGGCCCACATAGCGATTGCGTCATATAGCACGCGCTGTGACGCAATCCTTTCCATTTGACGATTCGCTGCACCCTTCCCAGCAAATTCACCTGCCGCCATTCCTACGCGCTCGGCAATCGCCCCAGGTGTTTCTAGTTCGACAGCGGCGCGCATTTCTGCGAGCGTGGCCGCGTCCAATAACATCAACTCGCCTTCCACTTGTTCAATGGTGCGCCGCCCTTCATACACAACGGACACGCGCTTCGTTCCGCAGTAGGGACAAATTTTATAAATGCGCTCATAGGCGCGCATACAATTGTCGCATTGAGTTATGGGTATTTCGTCCGGGTCTTTGTCGCGCTTTCTTATGGTTGCATCTAATGACCATCGGCGCGGTTTATCGGGCAATCCATGCTCACGGACGTTGCTAACGTGGTCTATAATAAGTGCGCGGCTTTTGCCCAGTGCTGGACGCAATGCGCGCCCGATTTGCTGTAAGAACACGGCAAGGGATTGTGTAGCACGCGCCATAATGACGGTTTCAATTGCTGGAACGTCAACACCTTCACCAAGTAAATCACAATTACAAATCACCTGAATTTGCCGCGCTGTGAACCGGCGCATAATTCCAAATCGTTCGTAATCATCATTTTTTGCGCTAATAGATGCCGCCGGAATACCACACGCATTGAACTGCGCCGCAATTTTTTCAGCGGCTTCAACCGACGCCGCGAACACAACGCACAATGAACCAGCGGCCCACATGATATAATTGTTCACCACGTCACCGACGATTTGCGCGCGTTCGGATTCATCACATAAACTTTTCGCGGTAAAGTCGCCAGTCGCGCCGATGGTTAAATGCTCACGGTCAAAACTTGTCGCGGGCATTACAATTTCATATTCGGACAAGTGACCTTGATTTATCAGGTCACGCATACTCGGACCAATAACCAATGAATCATAAATGCCGTCCGCGTGCGTACCTAGTCCGCGCCCATCGGCGCGTTGTGGTGTCGCGGTCAATCCAAGGCTTCGCGCGTTAGGGAACATCGTTGCGGCTTTTCCAAATGTGCCGTCACGTAAATAGTGGTGCGCTTCATCCTGTATTACTAGACTGATTTGTTTTTGCCATTCGTCCGCGCCGCGCGCTGCGAGCGTTTGCACCGACGCCACGACATTTTGCGCCGTGGGACTCATGTATGATTTTCCAACCGCGTCACGGTGAATTTTCACGATATTTGCGACAACCGCCTTCGGTGCAATAATCCGGTGTGGGACGGACTCTTGCGCTAGGTGCAAACTCAACTGGCTTACCAACTCTTGACGGTGCGCCATCATTAGAGACGCGCCGTTATGCTGCGCGACTAGGCTGCGCGCAATGACGGCTTTACCGCCGCCGGTCGGTAATTGTGCCAGCACGTTCCGCGCGCCCGATTGCCACGCGCCATAAACATCATTGATAAGCTGCGATTGATAGTGGCGTAAGTCGGTCACTTGTGGGTCAACTCTTTAAAGCGTGTAAGAAACATTTTTTCAGCAACGTCCCACGGCCAACAATCTATTTCAACCCCCATCTGTTCAATTCCTTGGGTCCAAGAATGATCTTTGCAAATCGCGCGGGCTTCATCGGCAATAATTTGATCGTCAAATCTTATCACTTCATCCGGTATGATCCCGACCAAGCCAAATTTTTCAGCTATCACGCGCGAAACATTTGATTCCATCGCCCGATAACCTACCAGCATCGGTTTAAGTGGTCTCTGGATGTCGCCTAAATATGCTTCGCTCGCATCGTGCATCAATGCCCAAAGCGCATTTTGTGGAGCGACAACATGAGACAGAAAATAGCAATGTTCCGCCACGCTGTAAAATTCCATGACGTGACCTCCATAGCGACATTTCATAGCAAGTGACCGGGCAATATCTTCAATGCAAATATCATCGGCGCGCGGATCAAGCGGGTAAAATTGTTTGCCGGTAAACGTGGTAATCCAATCACCTTTTCTTTTTTCTTCGCGCGCAAGTGTCGCGGTATAGCTTCCATCGGTATGACGTTCACTTTTTACAACGTGCCATCCGTCCGCTTCATGCGCTTCAATTGCTTGTTCCAATTCTTCGCGCGTGTCCGCTGATATGTTCACTTCACTTGCTCCGCGCGCTTATATGCAGCGTCAACAAAAGCGAAAATTTCTTTCTTGTCGTTAAGGATAATCATTTCCTTTGGGTCGGTGAAAACCCAAATAAATGGGGAGGCTTCTAATTCTGTCGCATATGCTTCGGCTTGTTCGCGGTATGAAAACGGAAGATGATACCCCATTACATTTTCACCCGTCGGTATATGAAGCACTAACCATTGTTTTTTACCGATTGCATAGGCTTCAAAGAGCATAATTTAACCCCATAATTTGCACTTGACACCATTGATAATATATCTATTCTCCACAATGTCAATTTTTAACAAAGGAACCTCACCTATGCTCTGTCGTGTTGTTTATGGTGAAACCTTGTCGGCATGGGAAAAGTCATTCGCCACAAAACGTGAAGCCGATGCTTTTGCAAAAGAGCATGAAAGTTTTGGCGACAAAATTTTTAGTATCAAAAGAATTGACGCTGTAAAAAATCCCGGCCCACATTCTCTCATGTCGTCCATACAACAAGTCCAATAATTTATCACCGCGAAAAGGAAACACAGACTATGAAATATAATCTTACGATTGCTACCGATGACGCCGCCGAACTCGCTAAAATTTTGAACGCTCTTACCGGCACTACTTCACTCGCTACCGTCACAGCCGCCGCGCAACTCGCGCCAACGTTCACAGGTCAACTCGCGCCGGTCACTCAACCGCAAACCGCGCCGGTCACTCAACCGCAAACCGCGCCCACTGCGCCGTCCGGTGAAGTTGATTCAACCGGCTTACCATGGGACGAAAGAATCCACGCTAAGACAAAAGCGAAAAACGCAAACGGAACATGGCGCACCCGTCGCGGTGTAGATGACGCAATGTTTGCGGCGGTTGAAGCTCAGTTGCGCGCCGCAATTTTTTCAGCGGCTTCAACCGACGCAGCGAACACAACGCATAATGAACCGGAACCCTTCACACCGTCCGTTGCACCCGCACCGACGCCGGAACAGTTTTTTGGTGATCCAGCCGCCGCGCCGCAAATGCAGCAACCGGCGGACCCGCTCGCAATCCCTGACTTCCTGCGCCGTGAACCCGCCGCTGCACAACAGCCGCAACCCGCCGCTGCACAACAGCCGCAACCCGCCGCTGCACAACAGCCCGTGCCCGGTGCGCCGCTTCCCACGCTCAATTTTCAGCAACTCATGGCGGCTATCAGTCAGGGATTGCGTGACAAAAAAAT